CGCAATGCGGGGATGGAACAATTTACCGAGCAAGCGGGTTTGTTTTGACTCAGATAAACAAAAACAAACAAATGATGCTAATGCAAGACGGGTCTATTGTTGCGCGAAAAACACTAGACAACCCCAACAATTCAGGATCACGCGGGAGATATGGAAGCGCAGTGGCAAAAGAAAATGGGGCCACCTACATTCCAGGCTTTCAGCTCCGCTATGTTTTTTTCTTAAACCCAGAAGCACGAAGCCGCCTAACCGTTCCAATCCTGCCATTTAGCAAGATTGACGAAATGGGCGCGGGAATGTATCGTGGTATACCTAAGCGTGCCACAAAGGCTAACTCTGAGGACCACTCAGAAAGCGGCGGGGCAGTACCGACCGGCACGCTCCAATCAAAAGAGGCTGTTTAACTATGGCCGATAAGCCAAAGCTGATCACCAAGCCACCACACGAACCAACTGAAGCCACGCGCCAAACAGTACAGCTTCACACGATGGTGGGCACAACGCAGGCAGACATTGCCCGCGTGCTGGACATTGACGAAAAGACCCTGCGCAAGTATTACCGGGATGAGCTGGACTTGGCCAAAGCTAAAGCCAACGCTACAATCGGCGGGGCGCTTTTCAACAAAGCAAAGACCGGAGACACTTCGGCCATGATATTCTGGATGAAAACGCAAGCGGGATGGCGTGAGTCAACCAACATCGACCACACCACCAACGGCGAATCAATAAACAGGGTGGAGCGTGTCATTATCGACCCTACAAATACAGACTCCTAGATGGTCCCTGCCTCTACTTGGCCACTCTAGGTACAAGGGCGCAAAGGGTGGAAGGTCAAGCGGTAAGTCACACTTCATGGCTGAGGCGCTTGTCGAAGAGCACGTAACACACCCTGATCTACAATCGGTCTGCATCCGTGAGATACAAAGGTCGCTAAAGTTCTCGGCCAAAAAGCTGGTTGAGGATAAGATCAGGGCGCTTAAGGTATCCCACCTGTTTGAGATTACTCTTACTGAGATCAGGCGCGTAGACGGGCATGGCGTTATCATCTTCCAGGGCCTTCAAGATCACACGGCAGACTCTATCAAGTCCCTTGAGGGTTTCGACATAGCATGGGCAGAGGAAGCACAGAGCCTAAGTGACCGCTCCATAGAGCTACTGATCCCCACCATAAGAAAGCCAGGTAGTGAACTATGGTTCTCATGGAACCCGGAGCAGGCTGATGATCCTGTCGAGCGCCTGTTCAATGAAAACCCTGATTCAGTTTTGGTTCACGTCAACTACCATGAAAACCCATGGTGTCCCGATGAGATGCACAAGCTCGCCCAGTGGCAGCGGCGGGTTGACTATGAAAGATACGCGCATATCTGGGAGGGAGGGTATAACACCAAGTCAGACGCCCAAGTATTCAAAAACTGGCGCGTCGATGAGTTTACCCCAGACGAGTCATTCGGGGACCCACTGTACGGCCTTGACTTTGGCTTTGCTGCTGACCCCAGTTGCTTTGTGCGATGCTGGATCAAGGCCAACACCCTGTATATTGACATGGACGCCGGACGCGTGGGGCTAGAGCTAGACGACACGGCCAAGTTCTTCAAGCAGTATGACCAGTGGATAGAGCGTTATGTGATAAGGGCAGACAGCGCTAGGCCAGAGTCGATCAGCTATCTCAAGCGGCATGGGCTGCCGATGATGGCTGGCGTTAAGAAGTGGCCCGGCAGTGTCGAGGATGGCGTGGAGTACATTAAGTCTTTTGATGAGGTGGTGATCCACACATCATGCAAAGAGATGCAAGAAGAGGCCAGGCTGTACAGCTACAAGGTTGACAAGCGAACAGGCGACATACAGCCCATAATCAAGGATGACAATAACCACCGATGGGATGCGGTCAGATATGCACTGCAACCACTGATCACGGCCAAGGGCGCACCGCGTGTTCGCTCCCTATGAACACGCGCCGTAATCCGTTAAACTTGACATACTATTTAATTCAAGGCAGGGCGAGCGATGTTAGATTGGTTTAAGCGTAAGCCGGAACAGGCCAAAGAATCGCGCACAGGCCCGGTGATGTTCACTGGCAAGAATCAGGCATCGTGGTCGCTTGGCACTGATAAGACCAGCGCTAAGCAGTACGCGCAAGAGGGCTATCAGAAGAACGTAGTGGCGTTCCAAGCTATCAACAAAACCGCTGATGCTGTCGCTGCCATGAAGTGGATTGCCAGAGATGCGCGAGGAAATGAGGTAGAGGTCAGCGCTTTGCTTGATCTGATCCGCCAGCCCAACCCCTTACAGTCAGGCCCTGAATTCATGCGCGCCCTTGTCGGCTTCTTCAGGATCTCAGGCAACGGGTACATGGAAAGAGTCATGGTAGGCCAGCAGCCTAGAGAGCTGTACACCTTGCGCCCTGACCGGATGGACGTTAAGCCATCACCAACTGGCTTCCCCGCTGGCTACAATTTCAGCGTCGGCCAAGCCAAAGTGGAGTTTGAAGCAGACCCACGTACAGGGCAGTCAGACATACGCCACATGAAGGCGTTCAATCCGCTTGATGACTGGTACGGCATGAGCCCGCTGATGGCAGGAGCCTATGCCGTAGACCAGCATAACGAATCTATGCAATGGATGCAGGCTCTGCTACAGAACGGGGCAGCCCCATCCGGCGCTATGGAGCTGGCTGAAGGCTCGCTAAGTGACGACCAGTTTAACCGGCTCAAGGCTGAGATTGATGAGAAGTATACCGGCAGCACCAATGCCGGGCGTCCGATGCTACTGGAAGGTGGCCTGAAGTGGACGCAGATGGGCCTGTCTCCTGTCGACGTGGCGATCATTGAAACAAAATACAGCGCAGCCCGTGACGTTTCCTTGGCGCTTGGCGTACCGCCTCTGCTGCTAAACATCCCAGGCGATAGCACGTATTCCAATTACAAAGAGGCCCGGCTTGCATTCTACGAAGAGAACGTCATCCCCTTGGCTATGTACATCCGGGATGAGTTAAACGCCTGGCTGTCTCCTTTGTTCAACAACGTCACCCTTGACATCGACCTTGACAAGATCCCGGCTATCGCTGAGAAGCGGCTAGAGCTTTGGATGATGGCCGACGCATCGACCGACCTCACAATCAATGAAACCCGCGAGATTAAGGGCTATGACAAATTGCCCGCAGGTGGTGATCAGATCCTTGTGCAGTCCAGCATGATTCCCCTATCAATGGCAGTTGAGCCGATTACCCTGCCACCAGAACAGCCGCCAAACCAAACATTGACAGACGATGAGATAAAGGCGCTGGCGTATGGCCCTCAGAAGACTACTTGACCAGGACGCACAGCGAGAAAGGCGCAACCAACAGCTATTGCTTGAGCGCTTATCCCGCGTAGCTGAGCGGTTGCTATCAAAAGAGATCACCGGCACCACTCTCGCCATGGTCAAGCGCTGGGAGGCATCCGGCCAAGTGACATCCCCTGACGAACACATACGCCGCATCGAGTCTCTGCTTAGGCGCATATGGCGGGCATCGGTCGAGGGCATGGCTAAGCGCATCAGTGCAGCGGCTAAGAGTGCATCAAAGCCTGACGTGGTTAAGGAGCAGGCCAAGTGGGATCTGTTCGTACAGGAGTACATAGCGGATTTCGGCGGCGAGAAAATACAGCAGATTACCACCACCACCCGCGAACAGATCATGGCACAGATCGCCATCGGTCAAGCTGAAGGCTTAGGACAGCGCGAGATAGCCAAGATCATATCAAACAACGCACCCACTATAGGCAGGCAGCGAGGCGCATTGATAGCCAGGACAGAGACTCACGGAGCAGGGAACTACGGGGCAAAGAAGCAAGCCGAATCAACCGGGCTTAACATGCGACGGGAATGGATAGCGGCAAGCGGCGAACGCACTCGATCAAGTCACAATGCGGCTGATGGCCAGACAGTAGGCATGGACGAGCCCTTTACAGTCGGCGGCGAAAGTCTGGATTATCCAGGTGATCCGAGCGGGAGTGCTGATGAGATCATCAATTGCTTTTCTGGTGATACCTTGCTGTCATGCGATAGCCTGAAAAAGAGTATACGATCCAGATACACAGGAAAGGTCATCACTATTAAGACAGCCTCCGGCTACAAACTGACCGGAACCCCTAACCACCCCGTAATGACGGACGCCGGATTTTTCAGACTTGATCAGGTCGATCATTCTACTAACCTGACGTGCTGTCCTGTTGGCGTCAATCTTACAGGCAGCCTTGACGTATATGACGTGCCATCCACCTTTGAGAAGGCTCACAATGCGCTTTCTAAAGTAGGGGTTATTGTGAGGATGGCAGGACGTGCCGTGAATCTCTATGGCCGTGCTGCCAATGGCAATGTCAATATTGTAAGGGCCAAAAGCCTTCTGAGGGGTAACGACAAGTCCAAGTTTTTCAAATTCTCTAATGAACAAAAGCTCCATGTCACAAGCCTTGGAAAGAGATTTCTCTTTTGCCTTGGCCTGAAGTATCGCGCTTCTGTGATGAAACTCTGGGGTCTGGCTTCTCATGGCTTGGTTGGCGGCAGAAACCTGATTAGCTCTAGCGTCTCCAGTCATGGTCGACCATTTAAGAGTTTCGGCCTCGGATTGACTGCGCATAGAAACCCCCGCCGCAAGCAAGACGCGACGGATAAGGCTTCTATCCCTGCCATGATTAATGGAAATAGCGTTTTCGCTAGCGCCGCCAAGGTAGTCGGAAACAATCCCAGCCTCGTTTACAATGGCCCGTCTAGAGCGCGACACGTAGCCGTATTCTCTGAGGCGCTTAGTGATCAAGGCTCTGCTGACCCCGATATTTTCAGCGACTTCCTTGTGAGTAAGTCCAGATTCGTACATACCGATAACGCAGTTGATATCAATGTCGACTATTTTCATAATGAGCCTGTGTATACAGTGGAGACGGATGAAGGTTTCTATAACGCAGGTGGCATTATATCACAGAACTGCCGGTGCGCGGTGGGGTATATTGTGATTGATTAATATTCCAAAACGGTATAAGACAAAGGGCCTGCATTAGCTTATGGTTAGTGCAGGCTTTTTATTGGGAGAAAGAAATGAAAGCACTCAAAAATAAATATGGTAAGCGTCCATGGCTCGATACGCCAAACTCACAGTGGTACAGAGATCGGGTAGGCATGGTGGCATTTCTGCGCAACTTGACGATCTCACAGATTGCGGCAGCGGGGCATGGCCGTGTTAGCACGATCAGGAGTGCCACTATTCCCAAAGATCAGAAAGCCGCTTTGATTGCAGAAGCTGAAGCTAACACCATGAAAGCAATATCTGCCATGCTCAACAGTGAGCAGTTTAGAATGCCAGATAAAAACAAGGCGGCTAAGTAGAATAACCGATCAAGCCCAGGCAGTGGTGGCGCTAATAACTATTGTCAGCCAGAGCCCTTGCGTCTCCTAAGTGCATAATAGCGAGGGTGATCTGGACGGAGAAGCTTCGAGATAGCTAGTCCCGCACAGTGCGGGCATTAATTCTAACGGGAGAAAGGGAATGGAAGTTTCATGCAGAGGGCCGGTGACTGGTTACACAAGTGACGCTAAACATGAGTATAGGGAACAAGTTTGGTCAGCCATTGCGCCAAAAG